AATCCAGTTGAAAGAATCTGACCAGATCTACCTTTCGTTGCCACCAGCATGATATTTTCATATTCATGGATATGGTGCAAATCGTCGGCAATTTGATACCCAGGTCCATCCATCTCGACAAGGATGTAAGCGTTGTTATAACGTTTGGCAATGGGTACAATCGTATCAGCGTAAACTGTGACTGGAATAGTATTACTTCTATATTTAGCCACAACCTTATACGGAGAATCCGTAACATCAATAACGGTTAGGGCTGAATAGTCTAGTTGCTTACCGCGTGCAGTGTCCACACAAATGACGTATACATGAGGAGATCTAATACCGGATTCATCGTCTACGTCTACTTGTGGATCTTCCCACACATCAAAACCATTCTGTGTGTGGAGAGTTGCTCGGCAACTCTTCATCATCAATTTAAGGAATTTACCTGAAATCAGTGTGGAGCTTGATCCGAGGAATTCACAACCAAACTCCTGGTTAAATCTCTCCTCACCCATGACTGCCAACATTTTGTCGGCCCATTCTGGTTTTTCACGGCCAGGAACTTCAGTGTAGTGAACTTCAACCGGTATGAAGTAGTTGTATTTCGGATCTGTTAATGGTAGATTGGCGTCTCTCCATAACTCCCAAAAGAGGTTTAATCCTTTTGGTGTCGAAACGATAATCACCTTCGTAGATGTTCCCGCTGCGTCCGATGCGATTACAGGGAACGTAGAAGTCCAGAATTGGTCCGCCAGTTTATTTTCAATGTGGGCAAATTCATCAAGGAAGACAATGTTGTATGTCTTACCACGAACAGATTTTGCGGATGTGGCACTCGCTTCCACAACACAACCATTTTCCAACTCGATGCGAGTTTTGTTCCAAACTTTCACACCTTGTTGTAACCACATAGGCAACAACTCAAAGGCGAGTTGTAGTCTTGACAATAACTCAATAGCGGTATCTCTTTTGTTAGCCAGGATACCAACCTTCTTATGCTTATTGAAAAGAATATAATGTAGGAAGTACGCAATCATTGTGGTAGATTTACCACTCTGTCGCGGCATCGTACAGATTGTAAATCGGTTCTTATGTACGGTATCAATAAGTTTTTGTTGGAAAGCCCACAGAACGAAGTCCGACACACCTTCAGCCAGCGTTACCACTTTAATGTAACGTGTGATAAAGAATCCTGGATCATCTTTACATTTTTCCAGGAGTTCTAGTCTTTCTTTAGTCCATTGAATCTTTACGTTTGAATCTTTAAGATTAGGATTTCCAAGATATTGAGACATTGTTTAATTACGCACCAAGGGCGTGGAAGTACCAAGCATATGCTGTACCAGCAGTTAAAGCAGATCCGTTTGAGGTAATAACAAACGTTGTTGTGGTCGTTGATGAAACAAAAGGCTGCACTGTCACCGCAAGGCTGGCAGTTGCTTTATTCGCAGGAACTAAAAGAACCGTAGGCGCGCTACCAAATGCTGTGTTAAATGTTACTGTAGCAACGATGGCATCCGCCGCAGGTGTTGTACCGGGTGTTAAAGTAATCTTTCCGGCATTATCTAGTCCGGTAATCGCAATTGTAGGAGTTGTACCCGCACCTGTTCCTTCTAGAATTGTTGGAGCAGAACCACCAATCGTGGCGTGCTCCGGCCAGGTTTCGAGATCCGTTGCGGTATCCGCATTACCAATTAGATCAGCAGTAATTTCGTTCGCAGTGAAGTCCCCGTTAGAGTCACGCTTAACGATTGTATCCACCACCAACGATTCTGTGGCTGCGACGGTATCATTTACAGACGTGGCAATTGCTGCGGCTGTTTTACCGCCAACGGTTGCTACTGTTGGGTTTGGATACGAACTACCCGTTAAATCACCGCCGGCACTTCCACCAGGTGTTCCGCCGTCCTTATTGACAGCAATTGTAGAAATCGCGGTAATACGTCCCTTTACATCTATTGTAATAACCGGAATATTGTCAGCATCACCGCTTTCACCAGCGGAAAGTCCTGAAAGAGTTGCAAGGACTGGATTTGGTAGGTCACCTGATAGATCTCCGCCAACACCACCGGTCGATGTAATTACCTTTGCTTTGAAATCGACGTAATCAGTGTCTCCGGAATTTCGAGCTTCGAGTCCTGCCACCACACCTTTAATTCGGTGTGCGCTATTGATTTGAAAGCTACCAGCATTTGTCCCAGTATCAGTATTCTGGTCATGTGCTTTCGTTGCGGCGCTTGCTACAGATGCGGCGCTTGCTCCACCAACAGTCGATACAGTTGGATTCGGATAAGTTCCACCAAGATCTCCAGCGGCAGATTGTGCTCCTTTAATAACGTTCCCAAGGCTTGCACCTAGAGCCGTTTCAATAGCCTTAATTTCTGCGGCTATCTGATTTCTATGCCAGTCAAAAATGTAACCATATCCGGTTACACCTGAACTATGTGATGCCGCAGATCCAATGAACCCGCGTTCGCAATTCTCAATGGTATTTCCACTTAAAGGTCCAAGCGCCTTCACTACTTCATTTTCGATGGCAATTAAACACGGAAGGTGGAAAACTGTGGCATCCACAAACGTAATATCTGTGACAGATCCGTTTATAGCACCGTTCAAGTTGGAATAGGCATTATCCTTAACAACTAGTAAATCCGCATCTACGGCTACTGCGGTAGGAAATACCGCGGAATTTGGATTAGGCATTTATTGTCCCTCTTGTTCTCGTTTCTTTTTTCTAGATGCCTCAATCGCCTCTAGGATTTCCATTGTGGTTCCTTCAAGAATGACATTGTTCACCTGGTCGGCATGTTCTATTGATACCGGCGTATTTTTATCACCATCAGAAGCTATCTTCTTTTGGAGAAGATTCATATCTTTCTGGAGTTGCATCAACTGACCAGTACCCTCAATTAAGACCTTCAAAACACCGCCGGCGACTTCATATGTTCGCGGCGATTCTCCTTCTTTGGCTAATTCGGTGATACCTTCAAGTACCTCGTTACCTTTCATTAGCAAATTGTGGAGATTAGTGCGGGCAAAGTCATAATCATCCTGTGCGTCTTGGGAAATGATTGGAGCAGGCGGCGCAACAACAATGGGTGGTAAAACTTCCGGTACGAGAGCTTTTTGGATCTCAATCGGAAGTTTTGCGTCAATCTCTTGCTGTGCGGCACCGAGCGCATCCTCAATTCTTGTTGAAAGCGGTTGCTTCTTTGGTCTGCCTCTAGTAGCCATAAACTATATTTATGATTCCACAACCTCAAATGGGCCACTCTGAAGTGCATCAGAAGGATCAGGTTCAACGTGGATAAGTGTATCATCGACGTTAACGTCGATTTCTGTAATAACCTTTTTCGTTTTCACTGGTGGATAAAGTTCACCACGTCCTTCGAAATTAAATTCCCACTCAAGCGTGCGTTTGTCTAAGAAATTCCCTTCAAATGAATCCGATTGGCTATTACCAGTCAAACTGAACACAATATCTCTCCGCAAATTAATTTGCGGAATCGTCATGATTGGAACAGAAAAATCAGGCTGAAAAAACGGTAAAAACTGTTCTATAATCGCATAACCGTCTTCTAGAGTCCTGGTGGCAATATGTAGTGAAAAATCAAACAGGAACGGAACAGGGTTCAATTGGCGCTTCACTGTCGCATTCGTTGACTCTAATCCTACACGATATAGTATTGGAGATAGCTTACGTCTTGAATCGTATCGGAAACCATTCAACATGTATGCCATGCGCGGTAGAACAATTTGGACGTGCTTTTGTTCCGCTACGTTACCGGCATTCGGATCACTGATATACCGCTGGGCCCATTTCTCTTTTGTGGATTGTTCGATCGGAACTTTGATCGTCTTCACCACATTTGTATTAGGGTCTTTGCGTTCGATTGAAATGTCCTGAAAGATCCAACCAAAAGTATTGGTGTACTTTTCAATCGTTTTGTAGTTATAAGGTGAATTACCTAGCATCGTTTACTCCGTGAATGGGTTTCTCTGGTTGGGGTCAAGGAATGTTTCAATGCGTGTCTTAATCTCTTCATTGTCTGCTAGAGGGTCGGGTGCATCCTCTAACTCTGATACAATCGAGTCGATGTCGGTATTACCAGTATCAACCTCTTCATGACTGTAACGGAACTTCTCACATGTGATTTTCCAGACGTAAATTTTACCAAGTTGATAAAAGACCTCTTCGTGGTCCGCAAACGTTACTTCCAAAATGTCCTTCGTTATTGGGAGATATATCAAGTCTCCTTCTTGCGGTCGAGGTAGGTCGGGAATAGTTTCATCGAAGCGTTTCTTGGAAACATTGAAAACCGCCTGCTTATCAATGTTAAGACCAAACTTATTCAGGAAGTTTTTATCGCCCAGGAATCCTTCGACATTTTCCATATAAGCTTCAATGGTAAAGGACTGTAGAAACGCTCGTTGTGCGTCCTCACCAAAGATCTTGTCAAAGTCTACCAATGTCTTGGGAACGTAGACGATATCCATTCCGTAAATTTTAATAGCCTCAATAATAAGGCCTTCCAATGTATTCTGCTCATTTGTGGCAGTGAACTTGACGAAGTATGGATTCGTAGGCATAAATTTCTGTCCTATTTAGGGGAAATGGTCTAGCTTGACAAACCATTTTGGCCTTGATATAATGGCCTAGAAAATGAGCGAAGCGAAGAAAACGAAGAGTGCCGGTGGCACTAAGAAGCCGAAGAAGACAAAAACAGAAGATCTCGGCTACACTCGTATCGACATGAGCACCATGGAACCGGTCAGCGGTCGACCGATAGTCCTATTTCGAAGGATCCACGGATGAGCAACGTACTAGAACACAAAGCCGAAATCATTCGAGATTACCGAGAAGGTGTTCTCAATTTCGAGACCATTCGGGCAAAGTATAACGCGCGCCGAGAAGATATGGTCGAAATGCTGCGGTCAGAGGATGTTCCTCTTCGGGGACCTCTGAAGCGTTCACCGACAAAGAGTGGCACGAAAGTTGCTACCGTCGGGACGAAAATCCTTTACCTTTCCGATAACCTGACAGTCGGTACTATTTACGAGAGTCCGGACTACGGGAAAGGTGAAGTGCTCGAAAAGTATCCAATTGGCAAGTCAGTTTCAGAATATCGAATCAAATTTGGTGGTCAGTTAGTAAACTGACCACCATCGAGGGCCCTAGTATGTACCTGGTATCCGTAACGCCAGAGCATTATTTAATGGCGACACATTTCAACTCAATTGACACGACAGCTAAAGAGGAGCAGGCTTTGAAAGTAGAGAAGGATGATGTAAAAAGTACGATTGCCGCTTTGCGTCGTCTAGGTTACGAACCTCTTCTTGTGAAAATCACCTAATATGAAATGGCCTTGGACAAAAGAACCTCCACCTCCACCGAAACTTAAGCCTCCCCGACAACCACAAACCTTCGGGGAATACAAGGATCTGGTGAGACAATATCTCCTTGATTGGCATCGAGACACACAGATCGAGGAGTCAGGTGATCTGGATTGGATGATGCGTCCAGAAATCTGCGACCAATATCTTGCCGGTTGGTTCCATGACGGCTTCACACCAGCAGTGGCCGCCGATGCATGGTATGCCGAGTCCAACGACCCTTACGCCTTCGATCAGACACGCGACCCGATAGGGTTTACAAAATCCTCTTGACATCCTCGACTTGCGCGAGTATGTTATAATTGGGACCGATATGAAACACACGCTGGATGCCGATCAGGAGAAACAGAAACAGGCATTAATCCGCAGCGCCAAGCAGGCTTTCTCCGGAGATCCGAAATTACTTGACGAATACACCAACGAGGATTGGCGGTTGGCGCGTGTCGATGCGAACGTGAAGACTCTTATGGAAGGAGATATCACGATTGCGCGCAAGTCTGAACGCCCAGAGACTATCATTCCCAGGGTCTACGCCTATTGCTGGAGGACGAAGACCCAAATCACCCTTCATACCACAGATCCGATCGAATTCTTAGAAGATTAAAACGCCATTTGACAATGGCCCGTTTTCGTGTTATCTTTTAATTGTTGTTGCGATAGAGTAATCGGGAAACGTCTTCGTCTGTCTCGCTAACTAACCTTGCGTTTCCCGATCCTTCTTTCTCGCGTCTCGCTGCGGCGGGCTGGAATCTCTCATCAGCCCGCCGCTTTTCTCACCGAGACTGGATGATTACATTATCTTCTCAACTCATCGAACGCCTACTTCCTAATGCACCTTTTCGTGCCTTATTCCGTAGGGATCCGTCTCAAGGGTGGGTTGGTCTGGTGGAGTATTCGTTCAGCATGGACTGGAGTCCAGATCGAGCTTTGATCTTATGGTCTGGTAAATATTTTAGTAATATTGGAACAACCGGCGAGATTGATGCGGTAGAGGACGGAAACCAAATATACCAGACATATCGCAAACAATACCCAAATGATTTGCTACTCCTTGTGGACCCGACAACACCGGATTGCCCTTTTGAGATCAACTGGGAAGCTTGGTTGAATGCCACAAATAAATTCAACAAGCGCAACGCTCCGTTTAAAGCTGTTGACCGGAACAACGCCGTTCCGATAAAAATATAGGCCAAATCTATTGACTTCCTTGGTCTAGATGTAGTACCCTGTAATTGTATGAAATACGCACTACTGACCTTCAATCTTTTTCCCGGCATCACCGGGACACTTGTGGTCGATGCCCTCAGCGCCGCTGAACTGATTGCCGATTCCGTCGTGAACGGAGAGACGGTGACTGTGACAGGTATCACCGTCCTTGAGGCCGCCGCATTGGCACCGGAACTGTTTTCTGATCCGGTTTTTGTCCAAGACTGGGTGAACGCCACATGGACACAACTCAACAACTTCCTCGCAGCGGAAGCCGGCTACGAGAACCCGAACACCGAACTCGCCCAGGATTACGAGTACGGAGCCGCCGCACCAAATGGCCTCTGGTAACAAACACCTCCGTAGTACAAAAACGCAGTAGTGCCAACCCACCTCACCAACGGGCCTATCGGTTACCCCAACCGATAGGCCCGTTCGTCTTTCTCTACAAATATTATTAGACCCCTGTTGACTTTCGTTAATAACCGTTGCATCATACTCATATGAGGGGCGCGACAAACGCTTCCTCGATCCAAACATTAACTCTAGAGGAGAAGTACAACGATGCAACCGCAGGGAAATATTCCCACTTTCGAGATCGACCTCGGCAACACGTCGGACTCAAACTCACCGCGCGTCAAGTTGCTCAACTGGAACACGGTGAACTATGCCGACATTTACGCCGACCAAACCGGAGAG